GACTGTAGGTGTGGACAAGTGCTTGGGCATGAGCTCTCCTCGGTTGTGGTAACTGGCATCTTGCCAGTCTTAGCGTTGGATGATTTGGGTGTAATGTGGACTAGCATGACAAGATGAAAGTTGGTGGACAATTTACCCTAAAGGGTAATTGCGTCCTTGGGAATCGAACCCAAGCAAGACACCAGTGACGCTTACTAACCGTAGGTTAGAAAGGTAGGACAGCGTTGCTGTCTGAGGTAGCACCTCTGAACTCGTAGCATAGCTGACCAGTAGCAACAGTGTTACCTCTTAGGTAAGACAGTGCTCTTACAGCGTCTCTGCTAAGAGACTGAATCCAGAACCCGAAGCTCATGTTAGGGTTGAGCATAAGATTTACAATCTTAGCTCTGCTAACGTTTGAGTACTTGTACTCATAGCCATTGGTGAACCTGACGTTGACAACCCTTGTAAAAGGGTTAACGTTGATAGCCTCAACAGCTTCTGATGTACGAGGATTTGGAATTGAAGTGAACATAATCGAAATTTGTAATTGAACAGTGAGTAGAGAGTTGTAGTTAAGTTATATTATCTCTCTCACCTATTCTAGGAGAGAGAATATAACATAACGTAAACAACTCTATCTACCTTCCCAGTATAGGACCGCTCTGACTAGGTTTGCAAATCATCTTAACATTCTGTAACAATACATAGTATTGTTGTCTCACTGAGTCTCGGCATGGCAACAGATCGCTGCTCTCGCATGTCGCGAATGTATAGCTTACCGCTCGGCTGCGCCTCGCTCCCACGACCAGCAGTGCTGTCTCCTTGACAGTACTACATACCCTGAGAACCCTTGGTATGACTGGGTTGGAGCGAGCGAAGCGAGCGGACTGGACTCGCATTGGACACGCTCGCGATCAATTAACGCGTGCCTGCGCCTGCGGTAACGGGGCGACCCCCTATGGGGGAATCCTGCCGTGCGCGATATATATAATACACCTGAGACATTTCTGCCAAAATTTAAGGGTTAATCTGTCCTGAGTCTATAATAAACTGGAACAATCCCTTATCAGTGAGCACATGTTTGTACATATCGTCAAAGACTTTTGGCGGTATGGTGCAAATATGTGCACCGGCTTGAAATGCTTTACCAACTGTAGCAGCATCACGTATGCTGGCAGCTAATATTTTAGTATCTGTTCTATTATGACAGAATACTTTAGCTATTTCACGAATTAGTCCTATGCCATCGTGTCCGTTGTCGTCTAAACGTCCAACAAACGGTGATACGTAGGATGCGCCTGCTAACGCGCATAGAATCGCCTGTGACACGCTAAACACCAACGTCATGTTGGTTCGTATGCCCATGTAGCTAAGCGTCTTACAAGCCCGTATACCCTCCGGTGTGCAGGGTAGCTTAATAGTTGCTTCATTTGCCCATAACTTGCCGTATTTGATGCCATTCTCTATCAGTTGGTCAGCAAACTGTCCGTTTACCTCTATTGATAGGTCTTTGACGCCAATATCTTGTATAAGATCAGCATATATGTCGTCAGGGTCTTTTCCACTCTTCTTTATTAGCGTAGGGTTGGTGGTTACCCCAGAAATAACCCCAGAACTTAGTCTGGAGTCTATTTCCTCTATGATCGCTGTGTCAAGAAACAGTTTCATCTTCTTCTGGGTAGTATCCTATAGTAAATCCGCCGTCCTCTGTCTCTTCTACTATAGCTCTATATACGTTTTGGTCGTAATCTACCATCTTTGACTTGTAGTCGTCAATAGCTTTATCGACAGCTTGTTCTGATTTTAAGTTAATCCATCTATTCTCTAGACCGATCAACATACCAAGTATTAAAAAATTAATAGGTGGGAAAGGAGTCTTTAAACTCTTATATAACTCTTTAAAGTGATTAATCTTTAATTTATTTTCCATATAGTATAGAGTAGGTAATTAGAGGTGATATCTTTAATTGATATCCGGCTAATAGTGTATTAGGAGGGAGAGTCCACCCTTCTCTCCCCTAAAAGGGGACTACCGTTCACATCCAAGTCACAGACTTGCCTGTTTCTTTACCCCTAGCTTCTCTACGCTGCTCTACAGACATACCCATTACTAAGTGATTAGTAGCGGACTGAGGGTCATCTATAAAGGATTCTAACATATCATCCCACTCTTCTCTCTTTCTTAGCTTGATCTGTTCCCTAGCTGAGATACCAAAGGCATCTAGGTAGTATTTTACGCCCTGTGCTAGGCAATCTAACCTGTCATCGTGCTTTACTGCGTATTTTTCTCTACACATACGGCTCATTTGATAGAACAGCATGTATAAAAGCCTTTCTTCTGGAGGAGCGTCTCTGTTGGAGTTATAATCCCAGTCGATGACATCACGGTTAACAATAAGACGGTGCTGGTTAAGAATAGGCTCGAGAGTATCAATAATCCTGTCTTCTTTTCTAACATTTGCTCTAACTTCTTCTACTAATATACGTTGTTGTGTCTGTTGTAAATGTTTTTTAAATAGTTCTGCAACTATACCGTCACCGAAGTTAGACTCGATAACCATTGTATTTACATTGTATTTTTTACAACCTTTTAGTATGTCCAACAAGGTTTTGTCGGAATACCCATCCCGGTAGGCACGCATTTCGTGTAAATAGAGAAAGCCATTTTTTTGCGATATGAAGGCTGCTGCTGTTTCATCGGCTCCTCTTCCTGAGGGGTCGACTGAGCAGATGGTTTCTTGGTAGTCTGTCCATTCCCCCTGTATTTGCATCGGAGAGTAGAAGTAGTCCCCGGGTAAACCCACTGTGGGCAAATCCTTAAGTACATTCCTTGGGTCTGAGCACCATACGACATTGTCGGGTGCTTTAGTAGGATTGACGCTAGTAACAATAAGGTCAGCCATCTTGAGAGGAAACTTCTCAGCGTCTGACAGACTTGTGTCCAGCATAAACTGCAACATAAAGTTGCTACGTCCCATGGACGCTTCTCTTTCAACGAGGTCATCTTCTGTAAATCTGTCATCTGTTGGTGCCCAAGGTAGTGCACCGTTATCTATATCTTCTTGTAACTGTGGAGCTATTTTACCTTCGTATTGTGTATTATTTCTTGGGTATCGCGCTGTCCAAACAAACGGTCTGTAATTCCGCTCTGCCAACTTACGATAAACAGTAAAAGTAGTCTGAGGAGTCCCGAGATACATAATACGGCTATCGTTTTTCGGCGTAAGGATTGACTCGGCTTCTGTGCAGAGTTGAAGTAACTTTTCACGCATCAACTCCGTCATACTGTTTCCCGGTACTTCTATGTCGTCCAGAATCATTAGGTCTGCTCTGCTTCCCGTTAGCTGACCAGTAATACCAACACTTTTGACTGATGGTGCCTGATGAGGTGAACATAGAACGTCGAAGGAAATTCTTGACCATCTCGCGTCGTCGCTCTTTGGTTGTAGGTGACTTAGCCATGGTGTTTCAATAATAAGTTTTTGTAAAAAGATAGACATGTTGTCAGCTCTTTCCTTAGAAGCTGATATAATCATTATCTTCTTTTCTGCGTCATTGAAGAGTGTCCACAACACAAACGCACCAGTAATCCAAGATTTTCCGACTCCTCGGAAGGCTTGAATCTGTAGTCGTTTTGGTCCGTGTTGTAAATAGTCTGCAATAGCGTATTGTGCCCTCGTAGGTGAAGGCAAGTCAAGCTGGTCCCATAATGCTTGCAGAAACAGCTTGAAATCGCCCTGTAAGGACGTTAAAACGTCAGTCATTCTAGTTCTGGTAGTTTCATACGTACGTAATCATCCCAGTTATCAATGCCTTTACCAGCACCAAATCCAACAGTACTATCTGCTTTTTCAGAATAATTACCCGGTATTATTACTTTTTTTCCGTTAACCATTTTATATTTACTTTTACCAGCTTGAGGTCCAAAGTTTTCTGCAACATCTAGACCGCCATTATCAAGAGATATAAAATGTCCTTTTGTCTGACCACCTAATGTATCAACTTTTGCTTTATGCTGTTGTTTCATTAGTTGTATTAGTCTATCAAAATGATGTTCTTTATTTATTCTTAATAATGCTGCATATATTTCATTACGTGCCTTTTCTTGGGTCCAAGGGTTTTCTCTACTAGCCCGTTTGTCTAAAATAATTTTTCTTTTAGCTTTATCATCAGCCTTTAGTATAAGACCTTGAAATGCACTTTGACTAGGTTTAGGTCTAAAGAGTTTACCATCTGGAGCTTCAAAGTCTTTAAATCCTTTTAAATTTCCATATATTCTAGCATGTGTATAAGCCTCACGCATATACATATTAATTTCGTATTTTAGTTCTGGATATCGTTTTATCATACCCATAGGCTCACTAGCTATAATACTTCTAGGACCATATCTTGCTGTAGCTTTCTGTGCTTTAACACCACTTCCCGGTTTACGTGGACCATAGTTAGGTCTACCAATATTAGGTAGTTTAGCTAAATGTCTTTCAGTATGAGCTTTTATAGCTAAATCTTTACCTGTTACTTCTTTAACAAGAGGAGGTTTTATAACAGGTTTAGGTTTAGCTTTAGCTACTGGTTTTGGTATTTTTTTAAGCGATGCTTTAACATGAGATTGCATCGCTCGGCGTGCAATGTCGTCTAGCATTTACTTAATGTTTGATAAAAAGTTTTTCTTTTTAATAATGTTTGCGTTTCTTTTCTTTTGTTCTTCTACCTTGTTATTTGTATTGCTGCTCTTTTTGTTGCTTTTTTTAATCTTTAACTTTCGATTTTTTTTAAAATCCGCATACCTTTCTCTAGCTCTATCACGCATTTTTTTCTCATTTTCAGCTTTAACTTGAGAAATAGTTTTACCCATTGCTTTACGTTTTAAAGCTAGAAGTTGAGCTTTGGTATATGTTTTGCCGGGTTTTTTAAGTTTGTCTATTTTCTTTTGAAGAGAAGAACTATTGTTTTTAGCTCCACTACCTCTATTTTTTTTAAAATTGCTTCCTGACATCGTTAGGTTCCTTTAATAATGTGTTGTTGAATAATTAATTCTCGAAGTGGCTGGAATCCAAATGCTTTTCGCATCCATCCAAGCCAATGACTACTACCTTTGTCCGCATTGCATTTCCTGCAAGCGCATACCACATTCCTTGTAAGGTCTTGACCACCTTTTGAACGAGGTTTAACATGATCGAGTGTAAGTTGATTAAAATCATAAGTTTCTCCGCAATAAACGCAT